AAAATGTTGATTTATGACCGACACCAAAATGTGATTTCTGCTCCTGATATTAAAGTGGACGGGCGTGCCGACCATATCTATATCGCTCAAGCAGTAGATACGGACAGAAATAACTGGGTCTATTATGTGGACGGCTATTCACCACTCCAGAGGTTCAAGATTGGTGAGTGGAAAAGCCAGGTAGTGGCCTCTAGCGTGCCACCTGTCGTTGGAGCAAAGTTCATAGTGTTCCATCATAACAGGCTCTATATTGGTGGTTTCATTAACGATAGGAACTTGTGGCAATGTACAGCGATTAAAAATAGTGGTCCTGATTATACAGAGTTCCCATATCGCTTTTACACGCCAAGTTCTTCACCATACTTAAACTCAACCAATCCGACTACTGCCGTTATTGAATACGAAGCAGGCACTTTGATGTTCTTAACCGAACACGGGTTCTCTTTATTCACCTCTAACGTGAACTTAGAAAACGGCTCACCAAAACTCCAATCTAGTTTCATGGATAGTGCTGGTGTAGTCAGCCAAGATGATGTGGTGAACTATAAGGGCGTGGTTTACTCATTTAATCCTGAAGAGGGGATTAGGCGTTTTACTGGTGCAACTTGGCGTGAACTACCAAACTCTGTTGGTTCGTATTTTGCTCGTGTTGATATGGAGAAACCTCGCAAGCTTTGGGGGCATATGAATAAACTCTACTTCAATTTCGTGGATAAGACAGATGGCAAGTATAAGTGTCTTGTGTGGGATATGAGTATGAACTATCAACAGTATCCGTGGTTTCTTGATACCGATATGCCTGTCTTAGATGTCAGAACCTCTAATGAGGAGAAGATTTCTATCCATGCCGATTATCCTGCCATTATGGAGATTTATAAGTCCGACACTTGGCGAAGGTTTGACACACCGATTGTCTTTGAGAGGCACACCAAATATCTCTCTGTGCCTGGCAACGCCTCAGATATGGTAGTTAAGCGTGTACACAATAAGGTTATTGCTAATGAGAATAAGTGGTGGTACTTTGCTCTTGCCTATGACAAGCAGAAACTCAACCAAACACGTGGCAATGAGGACTGGTTCTTACTTCCATCTTGGGCAACAGAGGTAGTGGAAGATGATGTGTTACAACCATTTTCTGACCAAGATGTTTATGAGGATAGGTCAACAATTAGATTAACTATCTCGAATATCCGTATTGAGTGTTCAAGTATTCAGGAGAAGATTAGGACTAAGACATTTAGAGAACAGGCTAACCTGATTTCTACCATGTTTGAGGTTCAACCTGTTGACTTCCATTAGTAGGCATAGTATATTCAACGTGTAGATAATAGGCTATGTGTATGCTGTGTATACTCAAAGCTAAAAAAATAACTAGGGTAAAACCTAGTTATTTTTGTTTCTTAATCGTCTTGTCTTTCGCCTATTTTCTTCATGTATGACCATACTGTATTGAAGATAGACGGAGAGTTATCGCCCTGTTCAGGGTCATCTACCATGCCAAGAGTCGCAATGTTGTCTATTGTTAGATTTGCCTTTCCCCCTGTACGGTTATGAGAATACCATTTGCCGTCTGCTGAATTAAATATCTTACCTGGGCGATAAGCTTTTGGGAGTGAATAGGTGTTTCTAAACTCGACACCGAACCACATCTGGTCAACAAACGGTGATGGAAGTGGAGTGTTATTATGTCCGACTACGTTGGAGCGAATATCCACACCGAATTGCTGTGTACCTGTGGTACTTGGCACGATTTGTTCCATACCTGAAGCTAGGTTAGAGTCGCCAGACCATAGAACCTGCGATTGGTTGATAGGGGAGTTTTCCACAGTTAATGAGTTGTGATACTCAGTTCTTCCAGATAAGAACATACGCCTACGCCCTACCCCTGGATTGCCACGAATGTCGTCTCGGCGAATTTCAAGTAGGTTAATGAAACATTGCACCTCAATCAGGTTGCTTTCTTTTGGTAGTGCCTGGAATTGAGTTTTTAGCTTCATTACCACACGAGAAGAGTTGTTATTATTTGAACTTTCAGAGTCACGAAAGTAATACTCAAGTAATAACTCACCGTGGTCACCTGCTGAACGCCAGACTGGTTCTTGCCCAACCACACCAGTTTCCTCTCCAGCATATCCACCAGAGATAATCTTGAAGTTTGGTCTAAGCTCTAAAAATGATACCTCTGCCATAATTAGACTCCTGTGTAGCTATCAACGGCAGGGTCAAGTTGGTTGCGGTACTCATCTTTTACAGGATTAAAGTTCGGAGTAGACATAGTTGGCTCAATCAGAACCTGTAAAGCATTTAGGCGAGACACGGTATAGCGGACCTTGTTAGTCTGTGAGGCCTCAGAATCCGGACATCGCTTGCCATCGAACTCTGGTTTCTTGAGGTAGTTTGGGAACGAGGCGTTATTGCGAAGTCTAAACTCGTGATGGAGGTAAGCCTCTTTACCTTTAGGTACAATAAAGGCGAACGAGCCACGCATGGATACTGTCCCCCATGGGATTTCAGGTTTACCATTATTTGAGATACTTTCACCTTGCAAGATTGAGCTTTCCTCGGATACATTGACACTTTGCCCCTCGACTACCGGCACAACTAGAGAGCGGAAGTTGGTGTTTGGACAGAGGTCGGATTTAACCACCTGAATACCATAATGGATAGTCACCTTGAGGTCGAAATTGCCGAAGAACTTCTTGGCGTTCTCTCTTAAATGTAGGTTGATTTTGTCGTTATAAGCACCATAGTACCACGGGAAGTCAGGGTCGTCAGGCACAGAGTCTCGGTGATAAGTGAGTGAGATACCATCTTTAGGGGCAACAGGGATACGGCACTCTTTAATAAGACCACAGCCGTCTTTAACAAGTATTTTATAGAAACCATTTTCCGCCTCTAAGACACAGTCGCCAGCGTCTGGGATGTGGTATGATTGCCAAGTCAGGTCGTCTGGTTCACATGGGCAGTCGGTTTTACACTTAGGGTTGAAGACGAGCAGAGAACCAGCGTCAGGATTTTCGGCCTTAACGTTTTTGAGGTCGGATAGCTGGATAATCTTTCCGAGGGTCTTGCCGAGGATACCTTGAGTGCCACACTCAGAGTGATAATTAAAAGTTGAACCGTCCTCGTCGATAGAGACAGAGGTGCAAGTTTCTTTCCTGTTGGCCTCTTTATTAAATGGGTTAAAGATACGACTAGTTTTTTCACAGTCTGTTTGAGGTTGAGAGCAGGGGTTGCAGGAGTCGCAAGAGTTGCATGGGTTGCAAGAACTACATGAATTGCAAGGGTCACAACAACCACTTCTGCCACAATTATTGAGCATACTATTCATATCTTAAGTATAAGTGAAAGGTGAGGTTATTTAGATATTTTAGAATCAAACTTGGCTATTTGGGTAAGAGTCAAGTCTTTTTTATACAGGTCAAGATAGGTTGGGAGCATATAATAGTCGAGCTTCTTTTTCTTAGCCCAGACATAAGTATTAAAGTCAAAGTTCTCAATACGAAAGAAAAAATCATTGGATTTGTCTGAAGTATATGGAACATTATGTTTTGAGAGAAAGTTAATAGGTGTTTTGTGATATTTATCGAGGCGAGAAATTAGACATTTTAAGTACCCCTCTACATAATTTAGAATTTCTGGCTTGTCTTCCTCTAGTGGGGTAGCGAAACATTGTGTTTCTACCATAGAGAGAATATCTTCTTGACCTCTATCTTTGGCAAGTGCCTCTACTTTTTCAAGTAAAATGTCGATATTTTTTAGTTTGTTTTCTTCTTCCATTTGTAGGTTCTTCCTTTATAATTAAATTATAACTCATTGGTTTGTACATTAGGAGGTGATATTATGAACGTCCATCATTTGTTCTATTATCGTCGCTGGTACACTCGTGGCTGGATAGGGGAAGTCCGCAACCTTTCATACTGTAAGGTCTGTTTAAGGGAGCGCCTACATGAGACTCTACATGCGGTAGTTCCGCCAATTCCGCCACCTACAGGCAAGACCGCTAAGCTGATTTATTTTGCAGTACTTGACGGATTACGGACTGGTGAGATAAGAGAGGACAACAAGCCGTCCACCAGAATCGCTTTTATCATGAGTTTTTTGAGAAGGCAAGATGATGAAACTTTTGAGGCATTGTCACTACAGTATGATTTCTTTTTAAGGAGGGGATTATGAGATTGCATATTTTGGTTGAGATTACGATTAGGGAGCAGGATATTGGCGTTACCAGACGGAAACTGGCCGGATTCAACGCTAAGCTTGACACGGATATTTATGGTGGGGATATTCTTGGATACAACTACACAATCCATTTTAACGGTGACCATGAGATTGGATTATCCGTGATGGATATTGTAGAGCAGTTTCCCCATCATTACCTTGTCGCATATCTTGCAGACAGCACCGGTATCACCCAGCTACTCAAAGTTGAGTAGGATTAAGCCCCGAATCTTGGGGCTTTTTTATGTTATAATTAGGTGGCAGATTTTTAATGAATCTTTATTCTAAACAACCACACAATTAACCTCTTCGGAGGTTTTTTGTTATATAATATAGTTGTAGCCTGAAGGACTAAAGCTGGGTTCCCGAATGGGAGTAAGCTGAAAAGCGAGAATTCCTTTGCTCCTGGGCACAATATTGTATCTATTTCATACTTTGACAAAAAACTCTTTATGTAAAAATAAGGAGTTTTTTGTTGGTCAGGACATCTGTGTCTTAAGCAGGCTTAGATTCTAATCTTCCCACAGCTCCTTAAATTTCTCATTAAAGTCAGCTAAGGGGTTGTAGTTTTTAAGTCTAGCTTCTTCTTCGTTTTTCTTCTCGAAAAACTCTCGCCACTCTTTCTCGCTATTAAATGGTGAATAATATTCTTTACCATCATAGATGAGTTTCCAATCGCTCCAGGTTTCTTCTTCATTAAAGTTATACTCTACCCAAAACTCGATGTTGTATTTTCTAATTAGATTTAAGACCTCTAGTTTAAGGTCAGGTTCTTCAAGATAACTTAGCCAAACATAGTATGGCTTAATTTTGTTTTCACCAACCAGACTATGCAACCTGTTGTACTCAAAAATAAGTCGGAATGTATTCTCTACTCCCTCAAGTACTCTCTTTTTAGAGTAGTATGGAACTTTATTCTTAAAAGCAGTCAGCATACGGCCTGTGTGGATACCACGTTGGTGAGTGAGTTCAGATAAACAGATTAAACGTCGGAAGACCTCTGTCTTAGTTGTGAAATAAAAGTCGTAAAGCTCATGGGCTTGGCATTTACCTTTACCTAGGTCAGTCCCCATAATTTCATCTGTGTAGTTTGCCTCGTAATAGCAACGCCTGCGTTTTTTATTCCACTCTACCTGCCCCATATAATTCCTCGGGGCGACCGTATGTAGTGGCTTTGGGATATTTGGCATAGTCAAAACTCTAGCGTCGTTTTCTTCAGGTACAATCCACTCAGTTTTCTTCTCAACAAGAAATACCATTCCCCCTACATGGTATTCCATAAATTCAGCTTTCTTGCGGTTCTTGATTAGCTTAAAGTACTTTTGTTTTTGCCTATCCATTCTCTGATTATACTAGCAATTCTTTTCTTAAAATGTTTCCTGTGCTTTCTACTCCAGCTGGAAGAGTTTGATTAAGCTCTTTATATGCAGTGATTTTCTTGTTATTCAAGACTTTCTTAATGTCACAGAGTTCATCTGGAATATCCTCAATGTTAGTGTCAGAGGAGAGACGATACTTGCCACTTGGTGACAAGGTGAACTTCATGATAGAGGTTAAGTGTTCCCTTAGCCCTCGTTTTTCCATTTCCTCTTTAACCATGTCAAACAGAACTTTGAGTTCCTCTTCGTTGTGTTTCTGTGCTTTAATGAAGTTTGCGAACTCTTTATTCTTGAGTGATAGTGACTTCTCCTGTTCTTCAAGGGCTTTCTCGGTTGACACAATTTTCTGTGCTAAGTCCTCAATCGCTTGAATAGTTTTGTCTTGTGTAGTGTTTTCCATATTTTTCTCCTTTAATTTGTAAGTTGTTTAGTTTTTTGTTTTGGTCTAGCCAGACAGTATTAGTATCTGGCTAGATGTTTTTTGCTTGCTCTACCTATTAGAATGGAACATCATCTGATGAGATAACGGTTGCAGTTTCACCTTGGTTTAAGACTGCTCCTGCGACCTGTGTAGTGGTTTTATTGCTATTTCCCATACGGATAGTTTTGTCTGCCCAGTCGCTACGAGAGTATTCTTTACCATTGGTCACTTCAGTAGAAACTTCAATCTCAACTTCAGGGTGCAATGAGGCGATACGATTAAATAGTTCTGTGTAGCCTTTTGCGATATTTTCATTGCCTGATTTGTTCTCTGCAAACTCTACGCCCTTATGCGCGTCTTCTTCACTCTTTTTGAAGAACTGCATAAGTTGTGACATGCGGTGATAACGCCAGTTGTCTTTACCTTGTTTGAACGAAATCCACTCGGTTAGTTTTGGGAACTGTACCTCTTTTTCTTCTTGGAAGAAGAAGTTAAGTGGGAATGAGCCAGATGGGGTTAGTTTACCAAGTTCTACTTTCTCTAGTTTGACTTTAAACTTGCCATCTTCAACGTATGGTTTGAAGTTCCCAGAGTACTGTGAGTTAACCTCGTCCCAGTTAATTGCCATATTTTTCTCCTTTTACCTATTATTTCTTTATCGTTGATACTAGTTTATTTATATCAAAATCATCGGTGATTTCAATACGGCCAGTTAAGCCATGTCGGTTTTTTACCAGTAAGTTCTCGCTACCATCTGTGATAAGTTCACGAGTACCAGACGAGCTTTTCCTGATGTAGAATACATCATCTACCCACTCCACGAAAGTATTCATAGTATTAGTGTCAATCTTCGGTGCGATTAAAGAGACATCTTCACCATCAGCGTTGACCAAATCTTTACGTTCAGCGTGAGCGATTAAGACTAGGCGATAACCGAGGTCGGTCAGGCCTTGTAGTGCCTTGATTAGGTACTGACGGATATAGTTGTCTAGGAATTGTTTACCGTTCCCCCATGCTCCATCGCCACGGTTGAGTGTATTCTTAAGTGTTGACTCTACTTCTCGCATTGTAGAACCACTACCTGCTCCAGTAATCCTTGAAGTAATCATGGGGATTACCCAGTCGATACTGTCGATGACGATAGTGTCGAAGCGTTTCTTTCCTGACGAGGCTTCATGCCTTAGGTCAAGAATTGCCTGCATGAACTCTTCAAATGTTTTAATGCGTACACTTTTTACATCTAAGTAGCTAAGACCGCCCTCGGTATCGAGGAAGAGTGCTTTAGAAAACTTAGAGGCAAGTGTTGATTTTCCAGAGCCAGCTTGACCGTAAAGTATAACTTTTGCTTTACCAGTCTGGACACCAGAAACAATGTTTAGTGCCATAGTTTTTCCTTTCTTTTATTAGTTTGGCGTTTTGTTTGTTTTAATGATATTATCTTTTGTTTTCCCCCTGCCTGCATTATAGCATAACAGGGGTAGAATGTCAAGATGACTAGAAATCCCCTTCGGCAACATTATCGCTCCTTTTTAAATAACTCTTCTAGGGTTACAGGCATGAAGTTATTCACATCTACCCCGACATTAAATGCGTTATTTTCTTTTAGTTGTAATTCTTCTTTAGAGTGTACGTGGCCATATAAGTGAATCGAACCATATTTTTTAAGATTCCAATTTTGGATTGGATAGTGAAAAAGAATAACTTTCCAGTCACCATCATCTATCTCTAGGTAATGATGTACTGAATCGAATAGGCTACAAAGGTCTTCGTCCCTAGTGAAATAGTCATGGTTGCCTATAATTAAATGCTTTTTACATTTAATTCTTTTAATTAACTTACTAACTCTGCGTGGGGTTTTATCTAATGTAAAGTCTCCTAGAATATAAAGTTCGTCATCAGGAGTTAATCGGTAGTTAATGTTGTCGATTATTTTATTATTCATATCCTCAACTGAAACAAAGGGCCTTTTCTCATATTCAATAATCTTCGTATGGAATAGATGTAAATCAGATGTGTAATATTTCATTTTGAATCATCTCCATATCTCTTGACTAAATTCCCATAAATCACCGAAGTCTTTAATATTTGGGTGAGTCCCATCCGCTAAGGTAGTATTCTTATTGAACTTGTCAAAGCTTTCGTCATATTCATAGAAATAATAGCTGAAATCCTCGCCGAGGGAATCTAACACTACGTCCATAATTAAGTCAGATGAGCTAGAAAGACCAATAAATCCCATGTAGACTTTGTATTTTTCATTTATAGTTTCGAGATTATTACTTAACTCTTTTTCATATTTTTCCTGCTTAGAATAGGCTTCTGCTAATTTTATGAAAGCTTCTTTACTTAGCTTGTTTGTCATTACTAACCCTCCTTTCTAGCACCACACTTACCACACTTGCCATCTATCGTATGGGTCATACAATAGCAGTTTGTGCAGAGACTGACTTGGGTGTTGTCTTTCATTTCTTTATCAAGATTAAACTTCTTCTTTTTACTTGCCATACGAATTTTTGCCCAGTAGATTTGCTTATCGCTCTTAGAATGTATGGCAGGCTTATGAGAGCTAAGCTTTCCCCAATCTACTGGTATGTCAAATTCATTCTTTTTCATTAGGACTATCCTCGTGGATATTGCCGATGACTTCACGTAAGTTTAAATATCCATAGAGAGATGAATGGCCATCAGGAATGTCGTCCCAATCGATTATCCATTCCCCATTTTCTGCCTGATTGACTACACCTTTGATGGTACCATTACATTCAGATATAATATCGCCATCGTAGATCCTCCGGCCGGTTTTATCCTTCATCCCAGTATATTGGCCAACGGTATCGTCCCACACTTCCACGTGATGGTTTAACCCCCAGTCCATCTTCACATGGATAATTGCTTTGGCTCTGTCTGTTAAAACTTGCATAATCGATTCATAAGAACCGTAAACCCACGTTCCATCTTTAGTGGATTTGCCTCTAAATTCTATTTCACGTATCATAATTTACTACTCGCTTCTCCAATTATTTTCTTTTTATCTA